GCTATAATACTAACATCAACAGCAAATAAGGAGCGAACCTAATGAAGCTACATATCCAAACCCAATACATGGAAAACTACGGTGCCCACGATTGGGACGGTCTAGGTGAGTGCCCCCAGCGTTGGAAGTTCAAAGGTGGTGAAGATTACTTCTATCAGCTAGGCGCTGTGACTCCTAGCGATGAGCACCTTGCTGAGTTGGTAGAAGTCCTGCGTGGTCGCTTTGAATACGATCACGAAGGTGCCCGTAATTACATGACGGGTTATGGTGTAGTGGCAGATGACTTCATGACTGAGTTTGAACGCTCACAGCTGGAGTATGATGGAGCCATTGCCTACCCTGCTGTGATGTTACAACCTTTAGAGGAGATGGTATGATTACAATTGAAGATCCTAGATCAAGATATGATCAAAGACATGGCGGACCCTTTGACCGTGGATCAGCAGACTCGTGGTACAGCCGTCCATTCAATCCTCACTTCTACAAGGGTGGAACCTATGAAGGTCCCCGTGTGGAATTGGCGGATATGACAGCTGAAGAGATCGTGGCCTATACCGCAGGCTATCACTGGAATGAGAAGTTCGGCGGGAAGAAAGATTGGGATTAATGGTTGACAATTTGGGCAAGGCCCTGTATAATAAACACATCAACAGCAAATAAGGAGCGAAACTTATGAAAACAGCAACCCAACTCAAAGACATGCAGGGCAACATCCTCCAGGTAGGCGATCGTGTAGCCATGCATTCCTATCACAACCTAGGCCTAGCCATTGGCATTGTAGAGAAGCTGGGCCGTATTCGTGCCCAAGTCCGTCCCGTACAGACTCGCTTCACAAAGACAGATCCCACTGTAGAGAGCATTGGCGCTGATGATTTAATTAAACTCTAAGGTTGACATACCGCCCAAAAGGCGGTATAATACTTACATCAACAACGAACTTGGAGCGAAAACTATGTTCAAACTATTATCTACAGCGAATCCCAAAATCCAAAAGGGCACCAAGCTCGGCTATTTGTCATTCATCCTACACCTTGCGCCTGCTACATTGTCCGGCCGAGAGACTTGCCCAAAGCGCACCGCAGGATGCACGGCCGCTTGCCTTAATACAGCAGGCAGAGGCGGTATGTTCAAAAAAGGTGAGACAACGAACATGATTCAGCAGGCTCGTATCCGTAAGACCAAATACTTCTTCGAAGCTAGAGATTACTTTATGGCTGACCTCAAGGCAGACATTGAGAAGGGTATCAAAATGGCTGAGAAGCTAGGACTGACTCCTGTATTCCGCCTCAATGGTACTAGTGACTTGGCGTTTGAAAAGTACACTATCAATGAGAACAACCTCTTTGAATTGTTCCCTGACGTACAGTTCTACGACTACACTAAGGTCCTAGGCCGTAAGGTGTCAAAGTACAAGAATTATCACTTAACATTCAGCGCCGCTGATGGCAACGATGCTGACGTGGCAGAAGCTATCAAGCAGGGCATGAACGTGGCAATGGTGTTCGACAAGCTCCCAGAGAGCTATATGGGCCGTGAGGTTATTAATGCTGACGAGCACGATTTGCGCTTCTTAGACAAGCAGGGCGTGATTGCTGGGCTTAAGGCTAAGGGCAAGGGCAAGAAAGATACTACAGGATTTGTACGCCGCGTGGTTGACATTCAGGCAGTTTGAGACTATAATACTACATCAACAGCAAAAAGGAGCGACTATGTTACAAAATCTTATCGATGCTTTCATGTTCACAGCGCCTCTATGGATCCTGCTTTTAGCTATGCTAATGGCAATCATAGCGGTTGACGGAATGAACTAAAGACAGTATAATAAACACTTCAACAACGAAACACAGGAGCGAAACTATGTTAGTAACAGCAGAGCAAATCAAACAAGGTCTTCCATTAGCAGAACAAGCAGGCTTGGCAATGTACGCTAAGGTTGGCGAGCGTGACGCTTGCGGTTTTGGTTGGGTTGATGTCTTTGTAGAGCGTACCAACAGCTCACAGGCCAAAGAGCTTATCAAGGCAGGCTTTTCCAAAAGCTATCGTCCAAAGACACTTACACTCTGGGATCCAGCTAAGATTCCTACACAGAGCATCAGTGTTAAGGAAGCAGGTGCTGAGGCTTTGGCTACATATCTGTCAGCATTGGGCTTAAAGGCCTACGCTGGCAGTAGAATGGACTAATCCAAAACACGTGACACACCCTCAGGGGTGTGTTATAATTAATACTTGAACAATATACAAGGAGCGTATAGATGGCAACAGTCGTAACGAGCAAGATGCTAGCGGCATTGGCTAAGCCCGCAAAGGCAGAGACTACTAGTTTGGAAGTGGACCAAGCATTCCTCAAACAGAAGGAACAGGCATTGGCTTTGGAAACAGACGAATCAATTCTAGATCGTTTGCGTGATCGCTTTGAGATTTTGGATGACATGACACGTGCCGTAAAAGGCGGCAAGGTTAAGGCTATGATTGTAACAGGCCCTCCAGGAGTTGGTAAGAGCTTTGGTGTAGAGAAAGTACTGAGCAAGCATGATGTGTTCGCCAACGTTGCCAATGATGAGAAGCTGAAGAAGTATGAAGTAGTCAAAGGCGCTATGTCAGCGATTGGACTCTACTCTAAACTGTACCATTTCAAAGACAAGAAGAACGTACTAGTGTTTGATGACTGTGACAGTATCTTGTTGGATGACTTGAGCTTGAACATTCTAAAGGCAGCATTAGACAGTTCAAAGAAGCGTACTATCCATTGGAATACTGATAGCCATTTGCTACGTCGTGAAGGCGTACCAGATAGCTTTGAGTTCCAGGGCGGTGCTATCTTCATTACCAATATCAAGTTCGATCACGTTAAGAGCAAGAAGCTTAGAGATCACTTGGAAGCATTGGAGAGCCGTTGCCACTACTTGGACCTTACCATTGATACTACACGTGAGAAGCTGTTACGTATCCAGCAGGTAGTTACTGACTGTGGTATGCTTGATGAGTATGACTTGGACGATGCTACCAAGCTACAGGTAGTAGACTATGTACGTGCTAACACTGATCGTGTACGTGAGCTGAGCTTGCGCACAGTACTTAAGATAGCAGACTTGGCTGCCAGCTTCCCAGCTAAGTGGATGAGCGTAGCTGACATGACTGTTATGCGTAGAGCATAGCCGAGCTTTAAGGGCACATGATAGTGCCCACGTAGACTGCCCAACGATTCGCTCCCGGCAAGTAGTCTACACTCAAAAGCCAAGTCTTACACGGCACGGCTTTTGGTATCCCTAGTCCGTAAGCCCGATTCGCTCCCGGCAGACTAGGGATTTTTTTTGATTTCGAAACCGACCGGGGCATATAAAATAAAAAAAGAATTTGATCACCGACCGGCATATACACGCACAAAGTTAGTAACTGCTAACTAGCGCATGGGTACCGAAGTATTTTCACCCCCGAAAATCTATAAGTACTTCTTTTAAAATTTTCGCAGTCAATCTAAATGGGGTCGCAAGAACCCATTTGTACTGAATTTGTTCGGTCCAAAACCATTCCCCCATTCTACGTAAGTACTGGTCAAATTTTTTTTGCGCAGAAAAAATTTCGATCCTGTAGACCCATTCATAAACACTTGCGGTGTTTATGCTTGCGGCTATATACTAGTATGAAACTACCAGTACACCTTGTTACTAGCTTAGTTAATAGTGCTTGTGTAACTATACTTACTAGCCTAGCTATGACCAGTATTAACTCAACACTTACTGTTCAACACTGGTTGCCCAATTGGCTTGTCAGCTGGTTTATAGTGTTTAACTTTGTCTACTGGCTAGCACCGTTAATTGCTCAAAGGATACAAAACCATTATGAATGATCTATACAATATAAGCATTACACACCCAACTAACGGACATGAGTATCGTTACGATCCGGACTACGATGTCTTTTACCGTATACACGAGTATGATAGTGCTAATAGCGAATTTACCGAGAAATACGGGTGGATCATATGGTGTTTGATCTTGCTTGCCATCGGATTCTTTATATGTGTACAAGTGGATCCAGAACTCAAGGCTTATTTACAGTCATTGCCTAAAGTTTAACTATAGTATCAAGTCTTCACTATGTATATGGCGCATAGTAGGATCTACGATTAATGCCCATGTGAGCTTGTGTTCTAGTATGTAAAAGCGTACAACACCACCGGGTCTTGAGCTTATATACTCACTCAATAGCCATAGCTGTTCTTTAACGTCAGCTTCAGCGGTGCTTTCATAACATCTTATATACATAGTATAATACTTATTATATGAACACTCATTTACTCTTACCCAAGTTAATAGCGGCTATCTTGTCGTTACTAGACTCTGTCAACTTGCGCAATAGAGTATATGAACAGTCGGCTAGAATTGAGCAACTTGAACTAGCCATAGAGGATATTGAGCGCATAAGTGCATCAAGGGTGGATTCCAGTGAGCGGCACAAGTTAATTAAGGGTATATGTGATAACACTAAGAGGTACGATACGCAGTAACGCTAGTTCGCGTTTTACCGCTTTTCGCTTCGCGAATATGAAAATTTTTCCGCTGTGCTTCGCAACTAAAAATTTGGCGCTGCCTCCGGCTCGATAAGTATATGATGATCCACGATCCTGTACACTTAGATAATAGACAACGAGAATTTATACAACAACAAGTTCTGGGCAATTATTTTCCATGGTTTAGAACACGCCAACACACTGACCGTCAAGCACATGATCCCAAAATTACAGGCTTGTTTCCTAGCATAGACCCTACTAGGCCTACCGAAATGCCCGGTCTAGGCTTGGTAGCAGACATGCCCATATGGACACATCAACTAATGACTAGGAGCAGTGGCGCAGAGTCTACAGGCCAAATAGTCAGCGAATACTATGAATTCTTTGCTGATATATTTTATTCATGGCTAGCCGAACACAACATTACCTGCGACTATGTATACAGAGCCAGTTTGAATTGTAGTCATCCTTCAGAATATGACTACAGTATGCCTCACTTGGATCACTCATGGCCGCACTCAAATTGGATCATGTATTTGAATACAGTTGAAGACGCTCCTACAGCACTATTTGACGACAGCTTTAATTTAACTGGTTTCGTGCCCTGCGAGGAATTTACAGCAGTCAGTTTTCCTGGACAGTATCACACCAATAAGTATAGTCATAGCATGCAGCAAAGATTTGTCTGTGTGTTTACTTTTGGTTCTAAAATATAAACTACCCAGTTAACACCCGATAAATATTTCCAACAGGAGAATACTATGAGTATACTATCACGCCTACACCAAATTATTGAACAAGACGTTGCCCGACTGTTTAGCACTGCCAAGAAAGCTAGTATCTTAGCTGGGCAAGAAGTTGAACAGTTAAAAGCTGAATTAGAAGCGGCTAATCAAAAGGCCATCGTGGCCGCTACAGAAGCTCGCCAACACGCAGAAGCTGCCGCCGAACGTGCTCGTGCTGCAGTTCGTGAATTGGAAATCGAAGCTAAGAGTGCTAGTGAACGTATAGCATTTCATCAAGCACAAGTAGAACGCAAAGATCCGCAATAATGCCCAGTTCAACTCTTATACCTTTAAATGCCATACCGGTATGGGTAGTTGAGGATTGTAGACTGCTTACTGAACTTGAGATGGAGCATCTACTAGACTTGGACTATAGGATGAACACATCGGGTGGGCGTAATTTAATCACGGATAATAGACAAATACTGGACTTACCGCAGTTTGCTGATTTTAGAAAAGTTTGTCAGGACTACTTGGACGCTTATACTGGACAAGTGCTAAACATAACCAACCCATTTAAGATTACCGATTCGTGGAGTACTCGCAATCCTAAGAACACCATACACCCTGCTCATACACATGGTAATAGTATATTCAGCGGAGTTTACTACGCACAAATACAAAGTGGCGCATTAGAGTTTTTGTTTGAACGTCAGTTTAGTAAGGATTTCAATTTTAAATATAACTTTAGCAAGTTTGATGTGGTTAATAGCAGTAGTTACTATTTAGAATGCAAGCCCGGAATGATGGTCCTATTCCCTAGCTGGGTTGAACACTTGGTAAGACCCAATGAACACGATCAGGAAAGAATCATCATAGGCTTTAACAGTTTTGTCCAGGGTAAACTGGGCGGCGATACAGAGATAGATAACATTACAATATGCTAGTACAAGCACCGGTTAACTTAACTCCTGCTCAACAGGACTTTATTGAAACAAAGATCATGAGTGATTTGTTTCCATGGTACCGTACTGACTATCAACTGTTTGATAGTGTAGTAGCAGAAGACCACGGCCTGCCCCTTATACAAACTCCTATTGACCCACCGGGCACGGCAAAAGACCTACCCTTAATGACTCATATGCTGGTAAAAACACCCCCGGAGGAACACGAGGATGGAAGGATCAATAGCCCCAACTGGCAATTTTTTCAGGGCATATTTGACCAGTGGATGTATGAGCAAAACTTACCCTATAAACGAATTTACCGGGCATCGCTTAATACTGTATTCCCCAGCCATGCGGACTATGGATTACCTCATGTAGATCATCATTGGCCCCATAACAACTGGATCATGTATTTGAACACAGTACCCGACGCTCCTACTGTATTAATGGACAACAATTATCGTATACACACTGAAATTGCCTGCGAACGATATACTGCCGCAACGTTTAGTCAACAACTACATACTCACAGATATAGTCAGGGACAACACGCTAGAATTATTGTAATTATCACTTGGATTTAACATGATTAAAGCTCCAGTAACACTTACTCCTGAACAACAAGACTTTATTGAAAATCATGTTATGAGTACGAATTTCCCTTGGTTTAGAATTCCAGAACAAGCGGAAACACCCAAGGAAACTCGAGCAGTGGGTCCTATACTTAATGTTCCTTTCTTTGGTAATATATTAATGAAGCGTGGTAGTGACTACGAAGCTATACCAGGAAAGATCAGCAGTAGCTACTATAATTTCTTTTTTGAAATATTTGACACTTGGATGGCCCAGCAAGGTATAGAATATACCACAGTACTACGTGCGTGTGTTAATTGTGTGGCGGCTAGAGATTTGGACGCACACACTAATCCGCATACTGATCATTTCTTTCCACACAACAACTGGATCATGTATTTGAATACAACTGATGCTCCTACACTATTATTTGATAATGAAACGTTGGCTATAACCGACGAGATTGCCTGCGAACAGTATCAAGCAATTACTTTTCCAAGTCAAATGCATGCTTATCGTTTTCCACGAAAACAGGAACATAGGCTAGTGGTAGTTTTCACTTATATATAAAGGATCACATGACAAACAATCATTATAATTTTGCCTACTGGGGGCCGTTATTATGGCATCGTACAGTTGAACCTTCAATTGTAGAAGGTCTGTTAGATCTTGGTCTTAATTTAGGAAAAGATAGAGATCATTCTAAGCACTTGGCCAGCAACATAGAAGATGTTAAAAGTTTTACCCCAAGTGATCGCGAATGGGCTATGGTTCAATTAGAACATCATTTTCAAAATTATCTCCAAGCTGAACAAGAATATCTTAACCACAGAAGCAGACAGAGAGCTAGGTCGATGAATGGAGTGGCTGAGCTTGGCGGAATGTGGATCAATAGACAGCGCCAGTATGAGACTAATCCCGAGCATAAGCATGATGGGCATCTTAGTTTTGTGTTATATCTCCAAGTTCCTGAAGAATTAAAGAAAGAACACGATAGCTATATAGGACAAGGTCCTGGCCCAGGCTCTATACAATTTAGGTACGGTGAGTACTTAGATTGGGTTCTTAATGTACAAACATTTTTTCCAACTGCCGGACAAATGTTTATATTCCCTGCTGAACTAAGTCACAGCGTTACACCATTTAAAAGTGATATTGAACGTATAAGTGTTAGTGGAAATATATTTCTTAGTTAATTATAATTTAATAAGAATAGTGTACGATGCTTGTCGTACTTGAAAGCTACACTAATATGATAACATTCTGTAGCCATGTTCCACGCCCAACGCTGATACTTAGACCCCACATACTGCTCTAGCCAAAACTGTACATGGGTAATACCTATGATCCAGTCTAATTGTTCGCCAACACGACCTGGCCAGCGAATATCCGCTATATACTCAAAATCATGAAGAACTGGCACATAGTCCCAGTTATTGTATGTGGGCATACTAGTATTTAACTAGTAAACCAATTTTATACTACTTTGACCCAACTACCGTTTAAATGTATCATTAGATGTTGTAATCCGTCACCACCTGGGTTCCAATTGATGCCGTCGCATACTGCTAACCACCCATCACTGGCAGGGCTTGGTGCGCTTGTATTAAGGTAAAAACTAGCTACTCCAACACCCAATAAAGCAAAGTTAGGACTACTAAGAGCTTGATTAATTGTGGATAATTGACTAGTGACCCAAGGTTGCGTAGCTAGCTTTGTGCCGCCAGCAGTGATACCGTTCATAATTCGAAGCGTGTCAGATGTTGAATCATACACAACATCGCCGGAGGCATAGCTAACTCTGTCTAAATCTACTGCGTCGTATGCTTGTAATTTTACACTATGTACGGTTTTACTCATTTTACTAGTCCTTGTGACTAGTATTTATTCTTTAAAGTAGTACTCGTAGTTGACTGTAGTAGCGTTTTCTTTACGGACTCGAGCGCCATTTTTCATATGAAAACGGCGGGCCATTGGTGTCTGTGGACTCAGTGTAACTATGCCTTTTAGATTAGCATAATCCTTTTTCAACCATTCAGCGGCCTGTTGAAGTAAGGTAGCACCTGCTCCCGGAGCATAACTCCAGATAGTATAAAATACAGCTACTTCTTTATCCTTGTCCATACTGACAAGATCTTCTTCACTTTCAGGAACACCCTTGAGCCACTGCATACAAGTAGCCGCTAGTACTTCTTCTCCTGCTTTGAGGATTAAAATTTCTGCGGCTTCATTAATACGTTGTTCAAGTGGAATGTGCGGACGAACAGGATCGTCCTTAATTAGTCTGACTAAGGGGTCGGTGATATCTCTGATGTGATGAAGTTCCATGGCGTTCGCTACCTTTGTTATTATATGCGTATTTATAAAATACTTGAAAAAATCGCATTACACAAAGATTACAGCTCGTCACTAGGCAAGTTGTTTAACAACTCTCTTAGTTTAGTACTTTCAACTTGCGCACGAACTTTAGGTAATGCTACTCCGTCGGCAGGATCATCTTGTGCTACAGTTTGTCGTTGTTTAATTGAATTTAACAAACTACTACCAGCACTTGGTGCTCCGTTACCGTAACCATCTTGCTCGTCCAAATCACTGATGCGTAATGTATCAATGTTAAATTCCAAATCAATCTTCATACCAACACCGCTTGAACTACGTGTCTTCATCAGCTGAATTTGATAACGACCACGCTCACGCATAGCACGACTTGTAAAGATACCAAACACGTTATCCGCTGTCTGAATCTTAGATAGTCCGCCCGAAATATGACTGTGATCAAACTCAACTTCTTCAACAGCACCGCGATTCAACTGTGCCGCAGTTACAAACACACAGTTCTTTTCTACTGCTAAATTACGCAATTCTTCGGATACATACTTGTCCTTAACAAACAAGTTTTCAGCACTGATTCGTTTGCTCAACGGCATAATCAAGTCCATGTAATCGACTAGTAATACGTCAATCTTATGTCCCATTTTAACTTCATACTCTTTCATGTAAGCACGAATGTCATTAGCAGTCTTACCGCTTGGCATATATTTGACTTGAAGATTTCCTGATTTTTTACCAATCATTTTGACCCGCATTTCAACGTCATCGATGTTCTTGAAAATCTCTCTAGTTGGGATTCCTGTAGTCATTGCGTCAATTCGCATACAGACTAAATCCTCTGAAAGTTCTAGTGTAAGGTATAATACGTTGAGTCCAGCAAGAGCATAATTAACACCAAGATTAGCCAAAAATAAAGATTTTCCAGCACCAGAACCACCAGCCCAAATATTAAGCTCACCGCGATTAAAGCCACCATAAAGTTTATCATCAATGCTTTTCCATCCTGTCGAAATTTGACCATTCTTATCTTTAATGCGGGCAAGACGTGCTCGAGGATCTTCAAAGTAATCAGTACCCATGTCACGTTGTAAGCCCACTTGTACTGCTTTTTTGATCTTTTCTTCTACAGGACCATATTCGCCTTTTTCCAACAAGTCAGCTGATTCTAAAATTGCTCGCTCTAGTCCTTTGTGTCTAATAAATGTTTCAAAGTCATTTAACACCCAATCATAATTGGCTTCTTTAACACCTTCGGGTGTCTTCAAATTAGTACCTGTGCTAGCATTTACAATGTCAAATGTAGGTAGTACACTATACTCTTCTACATACTTGTTGATAAACTCTGCTGAGTCTTGTAGCTTGCGATCAAACAATGTGTGATCAAAAATACTTTGGCAACGCACAAAAGTTTCTGCGTCACTTAACATCATCTCTAAGTACAATTTCTGTACTTCATATCCATAATTTATATTTTGTGTCATACTGTATTATACACTCTAGTTAAACACTTTAACACCGTAATGGCGTTCAAAGTTTTTTGCGTCTGTGTGATCATTTACCATTGGGTGTCCTTTAATATTTAAACTGGTGTTAAGCAACATAGGACAACCAGTTCGAGCGTACCATAGCTCTAAGAGTTCTCTAAAAGCACTTCCATCTTTCGGAACAGTTTGTACACGTGAACTTCCATCACGATGAACGATGGCAGGATAAAGCTCAGGATTCCTGCAAGTAGCGACCACTTGCATATACCTACTATTATTCCAACCACGAGGCATATCAAAGTACTCGTCAACAAGCTCTTCGAGTATTGCTGGAGCAAAGGGTCTAAATTCTTGTCTTTGTTTAATTCCATTTACTGTGTCCTTTATATCTAAACCGCGAGGATCTGCTATTAATGATCTATTTCCTAGCGCACGTGGACCAAACTCGGCTCTTCCTCTAGCTAGTCCGCATATTTTTTTATCTTCCAAATAGTCAACAATCTCTTCATTAAGAGTGCGATAACCTATATCGTGACCTAGGAATGGAGTAAAGTCTTTAGGATCAATACGCCAATCTGGATTTTTAGCTAGTACCGCACCTACTGTACTTCCAGCATCTCCCGGGTTAGGCATAATCCACGTATTGTCAAAATAATTACCAGTTAATCGATTAGCACTACAATTAAGAGCACAGCCGCCCATTAACACTAAATTTTTACTATTGACCAATCGTGTTGCTTTTATTAATAAGTGTTCAAAGTAATCTTCATAAACTTCTTGAGCTGAGGCTGCAATTTCGAAACTATCTTTAACAGTTAAGTCTGGACGCCAATCCATTACACCTCTGTGACAACTACGAATAAATTTTAAATTTCCATAGTTGTCAATAAAATCATGACTCATGTCAAAATTTAATTTTTTAGGATCACCGTATGCGGCCATACCCATTAAGATATATTCATCTTCATTAGGTTTTAATCCTACACGTTGAGTCATAGCAGAATAAAACAAACCAATAGAGTGCGGATAACGAAGGCTCCATTTCTTTTTTAACTTATCGCCTTTTGCTTCCCAGATAGTAGCAGTATCCCACTCACCGATCGCATCTATTACTACAATACAAGCTTCGTCAAATCCGCTAGTAAAATAGCCGCCAGCGGCATGACTAAGATGATGGTCTACATATTCGATAGGAGCATTAATCTCATACCGTGCCATATAAATTTCAATATCGTTGTCTCTGCCCCTCCAGCCTTGCCCGGCATAAAACTGTCTAAGAGTTTTTAAGAACGGACGTTCATACCAATAAACTTTGTCAGGAGTTCCATATTGTTTAGCGGCGGCAACAATCTCTTTACAAAGATCTCTATCGTTCTTCTTCCCGCTATAACGTTCGCTATGACTTGCGAATACTAATTTTCCATCACGAAATACAGCTATAGCTGCATCGTGACTGTTACCACTAATGCCCCAGCAAATCATTTGTAAATAAAAGGATCACGTTTCCGCAACTCTTCCAGTCTTTTCTTTAAATCCCTGCGTTCTTGCCATTTAAAAAACGGCCACAATAAAATATCTAACAATGTTCTCACTTAAACCACTCCTTGGCTTTCAATTGTATTTTTAATGCGTATGATTCTTTTGCCGATACAATCAACCATAATGTTGCTAGCTTACCCAATTTAACAACTGCGTCATTGATGTCTTTAACACCTTCGGGCCAGTTGGGCATACTAACTGACCACCCATATTCAATTGCCTGTTCTACAGTTCTAGGACCTTCATGGTCTCTATCTGGAACTAGTACAATTTCTTTGCCCAACTGTTTTAACAACCAGTTTTGACTGTCTTTAATTTCAGCACCAAGCAAAGCACATCCGTCAATACTTAGCGCATCAAATGGGCCTTCGCTAACAATTACGAAATCTCTTTCATCCTGTTGTTGGTCTAAATTAAACACGTAACCAGGTTGTTGTTCCGACAAATATTTAGGTTGGGCGTCATTAACCGCACGAGCAGTCCATCCTACTATTTCATTTTTGTATATAAATGGGATAATAAGTCTATTACTGAATCCAACTTTAGGAGTCCAATAGAAAGGAAAATCTTCAGGAAAAAGTTTTCTACTTACCATGTACTCTAATATAGGTATAAGTTTTTCCGGAGGATCAGCTAATAAATCTATAATAGGAATACTATCTATTGGCAATGCTCTAACATCAAACTTTGGAATAATACTTTTTATTTCTGTACTATTATTGTTATCTAGTCTAAGAGCTTCTAATCGTAGTTGATTGATAGTATCATCGGGTATTGCTAAATCCCGCATGAACTTGTTCATATTTTTGCTAATATGTCTGCCCGGTTGCCAACTACATTTGAATCCGCAATTGAAACAGTGATAACTTACAGCATCACCACCGTTTACAATAAAACCGCCACGTTGTCTTTTGTCGTCACAACAAACCGCATTGAAGCTAATCCAACCGCTTGGAGTTGTTTTACGCTTTCCGGGTAAGTAGGTAAGAAGTGTATCCGCAATAAGACTCATGCCTTATTATAACACTCTTTTTGGATTAGATCAAGGGGTAACGGTAATTTTATCAACCGAACCGTAAACTACAGTTGGATCTTGACCAGTGGCGCTGTATTGCCAAACATCTGGGTAAAACCAACTTACTCTTAAGTAATTGTACGATCCAATATCTACTGTAAATGTTGTAGTACCGGTGCTTCTTGAAATAGTTATATCTTGAATTTTAGGAGCATTGGTAAAACTTTGAACACTGATTGTGCTATCCTTTGTGCCTTCGACATATAATTCGCCGGCAAAGTTTGTATAATGAACAGTAAATGTTACAGTAGTAGTTGGCATCGCTTCGTAAAATTTGGTAGCGTAAGCACTACTGTGATAGATAACATTTCCCATAAAGTTAATCTCTCCGCTGAACCTATCATAGATAGTTTGAGCTTTAGGAGTAGGTACAGCACTTCCTACAATTTCAACAGTACCTAATGCTCCAAATCTACTATCTGCGTATAGGACAATATTGTTTCCATTAACTGTACCAGTAACGCTGTATTTTAAACTTTGAGGTATTAATCCTACTAGATCTTCCGCTGGAATTTTTACACTAGTAATGCCAGTAATAGGGCTATTCTTAGTGATAGTATACGGACTATTGGGCATAGCATTGCCTGACTCGTCCATCAGATTCAATTGTAAATTTGTTACTGTGGTTAAGTCAATACGTTTTTGATCGGCATTCTTAATGTCGAACTCTAGGACGTTATCAACGCCTTGGTAAACTTTTACATTTCTCTGATACACGTTAGTATACTCCGTAGGTATAGATCCTGCCAGATTGGCTAATAGTTGTATTCTATTTGAATATAAATAACTTTGAATTTTTTGCATTCACAAGGACCCTTTAATAGTATTTATGGCAAAATTAAGAGATAATATAGAACAAAATTTACCCTTTATCAGCGTTATAAACTATGGCGACGATGAATATGTGGGTATCATAATAAATCAAGACCAGTTTGTAACTAGCTTCTATGATTTGAACGCCATCAAAACTCCTGAAGAAACTAAGAAATTTTTAGATATAGGTGAAACTTGGTGGTGGGAATCCAACCGACAATTTCCTATTAATATATTTTGTAGGGAGGAAATTACACCATTTGCCTATGCTATTAAAACATTCAATAGTAAGGATACACGTATTATCCTTGGGCCAGTTGTTAATCTAATGAATCTTACACTTAAACGTGTCAAACGTAAAAGTGTACAGTTACTCCGCAAGCCCCGTTAATTCTTCACAAATTAAATTCATCTGTACTACTATCACGTGTGCGTAGGCAATAGCGTGAGCTTTCTTAAAGTAGTATTCCTCATTCTCTGGACGTATCCAAATCTCCGTTAGTATCGTAGTCCAATCTTTGCCAATCAGATAACGTTTCGCTGGACGTATCATCGCCAATACTGCGGCCAATTGTTCTATCGAGGTAGGTTTGACCTGTCTCAAGATAGAACCATGCCCATTGACGTGAAAGAGCTTGTTCACGAATTCGTCTTCTAGTAAAAGATCCCATATGGGCTCTGTCTCCAATAATCGAGTAAGATGTGCTTTATCTTTCACACCTTCGTATACGCTGACATTTAAAAAGTCTATTTTAAAATAGCCGCGTTCTTCGGCAGTTTTGTAGTCAATAGTACTTATTCCAGTTATAGGATTATACGGCACACTAGTACAATATACACCTGTATTGTGCTTTTTAAAAGTACTATCTAAACTAGCATCAACGTGCTTTAACACACTTAATGCTCTAGTTCTGTCAGCAAAGTCTAAATCAATATCTGGCATAAGGATCACCAATTGTTGGAGGAAAAGCGTTAAATGACATGTTTATTCGTTGCGTATTACTTAAATTTCTTTCTACTTTATGTAATAAAAAACTAGGAAATAAAATAATATCACCGTCAACGGGCTCGTAGTAACTTGTACCATAATAAGGCCATTGTGGTAACGTTGTCTTATAGGTAAAGTTATAAGGCATGAATTGAAGTTGCCCAGTACCTTCTGCTTGAAAATATACTACGGCGCTGACAAATGCGCCAGTGTGAGTATGTTCTCTATTGATACTGCCGGGTTCATTTACGTTTGCCCACGCATCTAATTCCCATTGATCTTCTGTTATTGTTGTTTGATTTTTTGTAATGTTTAACGGTGTTGGCATAGATTTGTAATATTCATTACAAGCCTTTTTAAATGTAGATACTAATAACAATTCAGTTTCTTTACTAAATCCATTATGAAAATGAGGTTGCCCCATCCAGCATCCGTCATTAGCGTCTTTACTTATTTCTTCAAAAATATTTTTATTTTTATAGTCAAGAATTTCTGACACAATAACTTTGCATTGCTCTTTTGTAAACGCAGATTTAATCCGTAATATATTAGTTTGCTCTAACACATTTAATTCAAGATCCATCTTTAATCTTTCTCCAACTAGAATTTCCTATAGTAGGATACCCTATATATTCCTGTCCTGTTTCCATATCAACTAGTTTATATTTTTCAGGACAACGTGTATATACAGTCAATGTTACAGGTAATTCCATTTCTTTTACTTCGCTACCATCTAATAACTTTCTTGTTTTCATATATTGGATTCCTTAACTACCTCTTTGACGAATGCTACGTCGGTTGGTAATTTTTTAAATTTACTTACCCAAAATGGTGGATCTATAATTTTTTGTACGTGTGCTAATTGTTCATCGCTAAATTTTTGTAGCATAGCTTTACCACTAGTGCTATTTAATAACAGCCAAGGACTTATTTTTCCATCTTTAATATCATAACAAGCACGACTTAAACTAGCATATAAGAAATAATGATTCCACTGTGCGTTATGATCATCGGCCCATGCCATCATCGTTTGGATCGATCTTTGGAGGGCGGTTTCGACGGATTCTCTTCTGATAAGGTCGAAGACGTATTGTTCGTAGAGTTCGTCGCGACACCAGTGGTCGAGTTTGACTCCAGACTTGACCACATAGTCGATAAATTTTTCCGGGTAGAGAGGATTAACGTTACTGACAAAACTGCCAAACTTAACAAAAGCGTTATAGTAACTACTTTTACAAAAATCTTCATAAGTTTTTTCCTGCTTGCTATTAGGTTGGGCTAACTTATAAAACTGCTGAAAAGTATCAAACCCAAGTATTACATGTTTCTCAGTCTTGGCCATATGCCTGCGTTTTTGTTCGCATACGTGAACAAACAAAGTCTTCTCCTGCATGAAGCCTTTGCCACAATGTCCGCAAGTATAAGGTTGACTGACCAATGACATCATTTTAATAGTTTGGCAATTGTGGCTTCGTCCATGCCATGTTGCCTTGCTAGATCTTTAACTTCTTTATCGGATGATAATCTACTTAATAATTCAACTTCATCCATCTTTTTGTTTGGGTAAATGTCGGCTAAGAATTTAACTTTTTTAGTATTTGTTCCTGTTTTCTTTTTATGGCCAATCCATTCATGCCAGAATACTTTTTCGCCATTGTAGCTACACATACACAACAACATCCACATTAATTTAGGATGTTTTTGTAACAAATTCCAATGTTTATTAAAATACTCGTTGACTGTTAGAACAAAGTGTTCTTGTATTTCTGATTTTTGACCGCCGACATTACTGATATATCTGTTAAGAATAAAAAATTCGCTCTTAAGATGTTTTTGCTGTTCGGCGTCCATGGCATCCCATAGCTCACGGATGTTTTGATCAACGGCAGTTAATTTTTCTTTAAGTTCGACTTTTTCACTCATAGCGTTCTTTACTTAGTTTATACAATATTATAACACGATCCAATGCCTTTTGTAAAGCAGGATTGGTTTGTGCTTCTTCAATTACATCCTTCCAGAAATCATTTATAAAATGTCCATTTACTGGATTATAATCCCACCCGATAGGTGTGCGTGTACTTGGATCTGCGCCCATTTCTCTGGCGTAAGTAACGCCGTTGGCTTTTTCATAGATATACGTTGCGCCAGGTTTTAGTGAGCCCATTACTCATCCTTTGGTAACAATATAGCATCAAATGCCATAACCGTCCTATGTCCAGTTCCTTTCCAAGGATAAACTGTATGTGGCAAATAACTTGGAAATACTATCATAGTTCCTGGAGTAGGAGCATATTTCCAAGTATCGTTTAATATAAATTTACTAACGTCTTTTGTATGAGGTAATCTAAATAAAATTTTGCTATCGCTAGGCCGACTGCCCTCCATTAATTCAGGAGCACTAATATAGATATTACCGCTGAGATGGCCGCCTGGATGAGAATGCATTTCTTGATACTGATCAGGCCCCTGGCGTATGGTCCAAATACTTGTAACTTTAGGTTTACAATGTGTTAGATCTTCCGAACCACTTTGTTGTGTGATAATTTCCATGTATCCTTGGCAAACACTTTCTAACCAAGTTACTAACCAGTTTACATCTAAATTTAACTCGTTAGGATATACTTGAATTTGTTGTCCGCCACGAATACTAATTAGTGGATTATTGGCATCGTTTAATTCCGGATGCTGATGTAAGTTTTCTGATAAGGCATAAATTTTACTAAACTCAACAGGTGGCACAGTATCAATGGCCAATGTCACTGGTTGAAAATAGGCTACTTTTAATGTCATAATATTTTATCCAATTGAATGATTTCACTTTGTCTACTAATTTCTTTTACAAAATATACGCAATCTGGTTTGTCACCGCCTCGTAACGGACTTGCTAATAATTGTCCGTTTTTCATTTTAGGGAAATACCACTTAACGTCATTGTAAAAATTTACAATTTCAATCTTTTTAAACTCTACCCTAAACGAACTTAAAGGATTAAAAACCAGTGCCTCAAAACCTCTATCATTTAAACTTGTTAAGGGTAAAATTTCAATATCGCTAGCACTTGAACTATCGCCTACTGCTATACTCCAGTCAATCGGCATAGCAATTTCGTCGTCCCCAATACGCAATACCATAGCTGGAGCATTGAAACTTTCTAAAAATATCAGTGGCATAAAAAAGAAGTCTGGTTCTTGCGGGTTACTATTATCTAGTACCGCAAATCTTGTATTTTCATCCACTTCATCCGGTAAATTGTTTAATGAAAATGTTTGATTATCTAATGTTAATATATGCATAATTCCTTATTTTTGCCAGTCCACTTTCTGTAAAGTAAATGGATACTTGGCATCCTTGTAATATTTTTTCCTCGTTGTGAGGTGGCGCTTGGCGAATTTACAGGTCGAAGTTATGTCCCAGATTTGTACAAAGTCCTTATCTTCCGCTTTGCGAATACCGCGTCCAATTGACTGTATAACGCGAACAAAGCTCTTTCCGGGCTCAAGAAGAACCAGATTAAAAATACGAGGGATATTAATACCAACAGCGGCCACACCAAAAGTCGCCACAGTAACCTTGTTATCATTTGTTGCATGTTCTTTGTACTCTTCAGCACGTTTAGTGCCCTTAACTTCGCCTGATATAAAAACGGCGCCTTCGATCATTTCTGTTAATAATTTTCCTGTATCGATCCTATTAACTAGGATTAATGTATTGCCTGTCTCTGCTAAGCCTTTGATGAGATTGCTAAAATACGTCATCCTGTCTTTGTTCGTGACAAGATATTTTAATTCTTCTTGATATGTTTTAAATTCTGGTAAATCTATCAATTGTAATACGTTTACGTGTAAGTTACTAAGTACACCCATCTCTTGTAATTGGTGTGCTTTAATGCCGCCAACTACTGGACCAATACTGGCAAAGATAGGTTCTGCTTCAAACGCATCTTTAGGAACAGTTCCAGTTAATCCCCAACGTATAGGTGCGTTACATAAGTTTTGTGTGAGTAAATTCTTCAGCACTTCTGCCTTGGCCATGTGTACTTCGTCGACAATAACTGTCTTAACTCCGTCAAGAAACTCAGCTAGTGTGTAAGCAACATTTTCGTCCCAGTTTTTAGATTTTTTATCTAAAATGTTTAACGATTGCCAAGTACATATAGTGTGTGTCTTACCTAAATCTTTGCGATCACCATAGTAAACACCTACATCTAATTCAACGTTAATAAAATCTTCTTCTGTCTGTGTAACTAAATCTTTATTAGGAACAATAGTAATTGTACGACCATATTTTTCAGCACAATGCGCCAATGTTGCTGTCATAATAGTTTTACCAGCACCAGTAGCTACTTCTTGTAGTGCTTGTGTGTTAGTGAAAAAGCGGTTAACAACTTCTACTTGGTCATCACGTAACACAATAGGCTGTCCGGCAAATCTATGACCTTTAGGCCATACTTTACCCATGTCTGCCCAGTAGTTATTTGTAACTTCTTTAAACTCGATTTTACTAGTTGTACGTAAGTCTTCTAATTCGTCAATATCAATGTCCATGTCTGCAAGTATGCCAAGACACTTTTCTAACTGACTAAGATACCCGTTGCCACCGAGTCCAAACATACTTACTTTTCCATCCCAACGACCTAGTTTATAAGCAGGTCTATATCTTGCTGTTGGATCTTCATACTTAAAAGTGTTGGCTAATTTTTTCCGTGCTTCAAGACTCAAGTTTTCGAACTTGATATTAACTTCGTCGCGAATCACTAATTTTACCGTCATTGCTTTATTCTTCCAATATCCATTATATTCGGTTCATCTGCCCACTCGACAATTAAATCACAATAGTTAGAGTATACAGCAGTTTTGCCGTGACGTAAACCCATACGGCTATCTAGGGCAACCACACTCATTGGACGCCATGCGTTTTTTAGGAAAAATTTCGGTAATTTTCCACTTTGTACACAAGCTACTTTTGTTGTGTCATCTAGTGGATAATTGTACTTTTTTTCTGCGATAAACTGATTGAATTTTTTTCCAGTGTCGTCGTTGGTCAATCTAAAGTAAATTCCAATATGGTCAAAAATTCCATTTTTTTCTAAGGCATCCGACAAAATTTGTAAATTTTCAAAATATTTGTTATTGACAAGAGTGTCAAAAACCACTAGTACAGGCAAGCGTTTTAGTTGAATTAGTGTGTCGACAATTTCTGTCATTGAATGCTGATTTTTATCAACATAGGTTCTTGGCTTGGTTCTGTTAGCTATATTTTCGGTCAAATTTTCACCGAAATTTCGGGGATTTTCCAGGTGGAATTGATACCGTATGCTACGGTCATTTATGATGTTCTGGTCAATAGAGGTTTCAATACCTAAATCTTCGGTGATGGCCTTTTGAAAGTTCTTGTGCTCAATGTTGTGAAGTAAAAATTGCTGTTCGACCTCATTTTTTGACCAAGATTTTATGGTCTCATAATGGGTTTTTATGACATCGTCTATGGTGAAGTTATGTGGTGTTAGTGCTTCGACTAAAATTACGATATTTTTCTCAGTTAGGTCAGCGGTGTACAATTTGCTGTTTGACGTGGCAATTAAATTTTCACAATTTTTCGACAAATTTTGTAAAATTCGGCGAATTTCCGAAGAAAACGTAAATTCTATGAAAAGTGTTAAATCTTGGTTTTCATTTTTTTCTATATAGAATTTTTTTACCTGTTCTATCTGTCTGAATGGTTTTGACCAAAAAGGATCGATTAAACAGTCATTTAAATTTTCTGAAATTTTCGACAATTTTTCACTATTTTCTCGAAAAATACGAAGTAGCAGTTTACTTTGATTTTCCGTGATAAAATTATGGTTAGTGACCGATGTGCCAAGGCTACGTAACACTCTACTGTCTTTGATAGCGATTACTTCTTCAACAGTAGGTGATATAGAATTTAAAATTTCAAGTAAAATATTATCAACTGGTATCATATTGTAAGTATACACTAACTTTTTAGTTAAATCAACCATTTAGAAAAAAATAGGCCTCAATATTATTTAAGGCCTACGGTCTACCTTTTGGGCGAATTGATTACAAGGTTGCGTCTTCCATGCCTGCGACACGTAATTTTACAATATTTGTAATTTGCCATTGTTTCTGGTCAAGTGCTTTAGTAATACCCAACCATTTGTTGCGTAGTAAGGCAAATTCGTTGATAATTTTTTCAAAGTCAACTACATCTGCCTCACCTTCAACATAACGATGACAATCTTGACTACTTAGAGCACGTTGATAGTTTTCTAAGTACTTGCGAAAATGCTGACTTTTAAGTCTGCGTAATTCAATGTTAAGATATTCTAATATTGCCTCGATTTCCTGTAATTGACCAAATCTTTGTTCAACAATGCCAGGCATACTTGCCGCGGCACGTTCAACATTACCGGTAATTTTACATTCTTTTCTTGCTTCCTCTAATTCTGAATTAAAATATTCAGCCGCATCGGGAATATTAGAAATATCTTTAGCAACGTCAGAATACCAACCCATTAAAACTCCAATTCGCCGTAATCGTCATCATCTTCTTCGATTTCTTCGTCATCGTTGAGATAATAACCGATTGCTTGGTCAAGTGTTTCGTCTACACCTGTTGCAGCTTGAAATACCTTGTCAGATACTCCAAAATCTGCTAATAAATCAACGTAGCGTTCAGCTACAGTCTCTAATTGTTTCTTATCTATGTATTCAACAAAGTTTAACCAGATATCGCCTACTTGTGTTTCACTCAACATTTTCTTCTGTCTCCTCAGGAATGGTTGTGGTGGTATTTTTTAAATGATAATTTGCCATTATCATATCTAATTTATCATCTTTCCATTCTTTTCGGTACAATAAGGTTTCTTCACCGGTGGTTGGGTCAACATATTTTAGTCTATTACCTTGTTGAACAAGTATGCCTTGCTTCTCAAGCATATCAACCATACCGCTGTAAGGATTCATACCTGTTTCATATGGAATCTTAATTTGTACAGTTTCAAAAGGTTTACTGTAACGAGTTTTCATAATCTTACATGATGCACGAATACCCATTACATCTGATACCTTGTTGCCGTCTTCGTCTTCTTTCAACTTTAATTTTTTCATAGCAACTACAATTGAACTTGCGTAAACAAAGCCCTGCCCGCCTGAAATTTTGTCATCTGGATCAAACATATCTTGACTAGCGTATGTATGGTTAGTACATACCATTCCAACATTATAGGATCCAAACATATTAACACAATTACGCACTAGAGCTGTAAGTGCTTTAGGTTTACGACCCATATCGCCTTTCAAGTCTCCCGCTTCAAACTGGTTGATATCGGTAGGGGTAAGCAACATACCCAATGAGTCTATGACAAATAAGACTTTAGGACGTTCTGTCATTGTTTTGTATTCTGACATAAATTCATGAATAGTTTTAGCTACATCATCGATCATTGCCATGTTTAATTTTAGCAATTTGTCTTCGCTAGTATCTACGCCAAGATCTTTCAACCACTTTTCATCTAATGCATTTTCGGTATCTACAAGAATAACATAAATTCCTTGTTGTTGTGCGTTACGTACTAGATTGCCCGAACAGATAAAACTTTTACCTGCGCCAGATTCGCCAGCAAACACTGTAACTTTTCCTAATGGAATACCTTTGTGGAAATCTCCGCTAATTAGATAGTTAAGCGTATAGTTGCCTGTACTAATCCAATCTGTAGGATCGTTAAAACCTACACCTAGACCATCAATACTTTTAGTCAAGGTTTTTCTAAATTTCGATAAATCGAATGCCTTTGTGGCCATATAATTCTCCTAAATAGATAATTAGGGCGTACAACTAAGTTGCAGAGGCCCTAGCCGTTTACGCTTTTTGACGATTACGAATCATTGCCAAGATGTCTTGGGCACGTGAATCACCGCCTTCGGTTGCCGCAGGAGCACTTGCTTTTGGAGCAGTTGCTACTTTAGTCACTGGCGCCGGTGTGTCATCTTCATCGATGTCGTCTGCTACAGGAGCACTTGCTTTAGGAGTTGACTTGTTAGGATCGCCGGTATTTTGGCTCATACCTGCTGGTTTGAAATATTGTCCCCAACGTTCCATGTCATATGGCTCGCCGTCTACAGAAGCTTCAAACATTTCTTTCATGACTTTCAACTCAACTTCACCTGGCTTCTTAGGTAAGAAGTCTGTCAAATTAAACAAGCCATATTGTTGAATAGCCGCATTTTCAGCATCGCTCAATGGACGCTCACGACGTGCCCAACTTGAAGTTGAGTAGTCTGCGTAACCACCTTTGCTAGACTTTTTCATACGATAGTCTAAACCATGTACGTAGTCAGTTGGCAAATCTTCCAATTCTGGATCGACAAGTGCCGCACGAATTGATGTAAAGATTTGAGGACCAATGATAAATCTACGGATTGGATTTTCTGGTTGCTCTTCTGATTTTTCGCCTAGTCCGTCTTCAACAACGAAACCTTGGAAAATGTAAGAACGTTTCTTCCAGTACTTACGACCCATATCTTCCAACGCAGGGTCTTTAAACCAACCACGTACTTCTGATAAAATTGGGCAAGTGTCGCCATACATTTCTACGCATGGTACTTGTACTGTGATGTTTTTGCTTTCTGATTCACCTTTAATGCCTGAGAAAGGCAATTTAATCATTGCTCTCTCAACCCAGAAAAAGGTGTTGTCGGAGTTACCATCTGGTAAAAATCTAAGTGTAGATTCTCCGCCTTCTTTTAAGTTCCAGAACGGATAAATTGATTTATCTCCGCCTGTACGTTCTCCTGAACCTTTTTGTTCAGATGCTTTTAGTTTTGCTCTAATTTCAGCTAAAGTTGCCATAATATTCTCCTATTGTTAGCCTTTATGTGCTTTTTATTTGCCTAATATTGTTCTATGATCTACATAAAACAAAAGCGCATACATGTTATTGTATACGCTTTTATTTAGCAGAGCAAGAGGAATCTCGCTCTAAATGTGGTATTTTTATCTATAATTTACCAAACTAACTAGTCTTTCAATTTCGTTAAACGCAGTTGTTTCACGTAAATTTCCAAGATCTAAGTTTGGTGTAAGATTATTAGTCTTGCCACTAACGTCTGCTGGGCTACCTTTCATAACTGGTTTTCCACTTGCGTCAACACCTGACATAACTCCGCCGGCAGGTACTCCTGTTGGAGCCGCTTGTGCTGCAACTGGTGCCGCTGTTGGAGCCGCCGCTGTTGCTGTAGCAGGTTTATTATTCCATGTGCCGCCGCCTTCGTCGGGACCAGAATATCCATTAGCTTGTCTCATTTTTGAACTTCTGCCAGAACTAAAAATGCCTGGATCGTCTTTCTTCCATCTGCCGCCACCGTGAGCAACTTGTTGATATGAGAAGCGTTCGCCGCCTACCCAGTATGGTTTTGTTTTATCAGCATCTGCTGGAACACCACTAGTAGCACCGCCTGTTGTATCTTGTTGTGCTGATACATTTGGAGCACCTGCTGTTGGTTTAGCTGGAGCACCTGCTGTAGGAGCACCAGTAGTAGCCGGAGCACCTGCTGTAGGAGCACCAGCTGTTGGTTTAGTTGGGTTACCGGTTGTAGTATCGAAGCCATATTTTGCCATGGCGTCATTGTAACCTTTGTCGCCTAAACTCATTGTGCCCGGGCCTTGACCTGGTTTAACATTGTATGCAGTACCTACACTTAACATTGCCATACCTTCTGGCGACTGTCTAACTTCGGCAGGTAATTTTTCCCAAGCGCCTCTAGTTTCGTTGCCGTACATTCCGTCAACTGCTACCTTAGCACCGTGCGCATTTAGCCAATTTTGGAATGCAGTTGTACCTGGATTTTTACGTCCGGCAGTTCCTTGTTTTTTCTGTCCTGCGACAGTAGCTGGCTTAATTTCACCACTTCTTTCACCTGGAGGTGCTTCTCTATCGCCTTGTGCCGCTAGTTCCTGTTCTGCTGGATCAAGAGCACCTGCTGCCGCAGATACGCTTGGTACTTTTTGATAGAAAGCAAGCATTGGTGCTAACGCAGGATCATCTTTACCTGCTATGCTTAATTCACCATATAATCTGTCTAATTCTTTATTTTCATCAGGAGTCAAATATTCGTTTAATTGTTGACCTTCTAATAAGCGTATTTTTTTAATTAAAGATCCAACACTTTCATGTAAACCAATTCCACCGCTGGCTGGCTTTAAACCAAGTCCGCCACTGCTTGGAGCAATCGAATACATAGAGTTATCTTTTTGTCCAGCTACGTTTGGAGCAGCCGCATCTTTATAACCTGCCTTAACAAGTAGTTCTTTAAATCTAGCAACTTTAGCAGGATCAATTGCTGGCGCCGCAGGTGCTTCTAATTTCTTTAAATCAACTTTAGTTCCTTTATCAACGTTCCAGAATAAAAATTTTCCTTGTTGTGGATTACCCGCTTTAATAGTTTCAATTGCGCTAGACAGTTCAGGCGCATATTGGCTAATCCAGTCGCTTGGCATAACTTTAGCTTGTGGGCCACCAAATTCGTTACTTTTGTCCATGTATTTGATCATGCCATCTTTAGGATCAACATAAGCAGGAAGTTGTGTATTACCTACATATTTTTTAATAGTTTCTATAGCTCCTGCATCAGCCCCACCCGCCGGTGCGGCTTGTGCGGCAACATTTGGAGCGGCCGCAGGAGCCGCATTAGGCATTGTATAGCCACCGCCTGGATTGTAAACTTTTAGTGTCGGATCGCCAGCAGGATCAGCTTCTGCTATGTATTCTTTTAATCTTTTAGAAAGATTGATTAGTGTTGTTTCGTTAATTTTTTTCATAATTAATTTCCAGAAATTATCGTGCCATCATACCGGCGAGGTGTTTAATATGGCTCAGTTCATCGTTAGGTTGTTCCGTAGCGTGTGTGCTAGGATCCATCTTATCGATTAACTGTAATACTTGTTTTAAATCATCTTCGCTAGCATTAGGAAATTCACCTTCCTTCCAGCCTTTGACAATTTTAGTTTTAGCACGAGTACCACCAATAGTAAAGTTCTTAGCTTCTTTGTTCCAGAAGCCTGCTATAGTTTTTAACATTTGTTGTGCGCCGCCTTCACCGCTTTCGTCGGCAAAACCGCACTCCATTGGAGCTATTCCACATTCACGCATAGCATCGTGTAATGTCATAGTTTTATGTCCAAAGTCCATTTGTGTTTCTAAAGTAGCACCACATTCTTTAGCTTGTATAAATTTAGCTTTTAGTTTAGCTAGTTTATGATCTTCCGTACCTTCTGCTACTGGAGCCGGAGATATTGGAGGTAATTCTTCACCTGCTGGTGGTTGTGGAGGTAATCCTGCTTCGCCGCCTGGCGCTGGAGGAGCGGCACCTTCTGGTGGTGCTGGAGGTGCTTCAGCTGGTGCTGGAGGTGCTTCAGCTGGTGCTGGAGGTGCTTCAGCTGGTGCTGGAGGTTCAGTGTCTGCTCCGCCCGTTTGTCCATCACCAAAATGTATTTGTGACATTAATTCAGGTGCGTTATGTTGAATAAATTGTTGAATTAAAGGACGACTATCTAAATCTGGATCTAATTCTTTAAGGGTATTTAAAAATTCAGGATCATCAATAATACCTTTTAAACTTTCAATACTGTTAACACCTTCTGGACCACCTGGCAATTCTGTTGATAAAATCTTATTTAATTTTTCAACAGCTTGTTGTTGTGTAGCCTTGTTAGGACTAAACAAAGCATTTTCACCTTGTTCTTCGTCTTCGCTAACAATACTATCTATAAAACTTTCAAAAGCCGCTAAAGGATCATATGACTCATCTTTCTGAGCGTGATACTTTGTATGAGCTTTTTTCATTCCTGCTGTACGTTTGTCAATAATTTTTTGTTGTTCATCGCTGTTGGCTTGAGCATTATCATAATCGTTTTGATCGCCTTGATGTGCCATTTGCCAACCACGTGTTTGTCGAGTTTTCGCTTTTGATCGACTATCCATTGCTTTACCGAAATAACTTTTTAAAGTATCTTTACTTAATTCTGAAATCATTTCGTCTGGGGCTAACTCTTTAACTGGAATATCATTTTCGCTTACTAGTTTAAAGATATAAGGAAATGCTGTTTTTAATTCTTCGTTGAATGTACGGATTGTTAAACGGTCAATCCAATCACTCATGATATCTTCCGGAATCATTTTTTCTTCTTGGCTAGCAAATGATTCGGCAAATGCTTGATAATATGCTGGACGTTGTAGTCCGGTTATTTCTTTCTTAATAGATTCGATGCGTTCCATCACTTTGCCAGTAATGTCGCCCATTGCTTCTGATAATGTTTCGTTACGGCTAACATAGCCTTTGAACTTGCGTAACTGTGCTAGTTCTTCTGAAAGACTTGTAATGTGGCGACCGATGTCATCATAAGGAATACCGCCATGTTTTAAATGTTCTGCTAGAGCACGAGCACCGTTAAGATGTTTGTAAGGATACTTGAAGCGTTCGCCTTGTGCGTTTTCTACCCAAATGCCTTCAATGTGCATTGTGCGTCCTGCTGGCAAGTCTAAGTTGATAGGCTGGCTATGTTTAATAATAATCTTTGCTTCGCCTAAATCTTGATAGCTCATTCTAGATGTGCCATACAATTTATTTTCCATTATAGGTTCCATGGGTTCGTGTTCCTTGGGTTTTGCTTGAAAATGATAATCACGTTTATCTAAGTTGTCTTTACCGATATTTTGTACATCGAATTTTAATAAACGATCTTTAGCAAATTGTCTAAACCCACGTATAAATCTAAATGCGCCATCGTGTTTACTATCAGCTAGTTCACCGCTTAACTGTATCACAATGCCATCGTCTTCGTCTAGTGTAATTGCTACAGTTCCTAAACTTCTTCCATTTTCTTCGTACTTAAACTCAAAAAATCTAGCATTAGGAATATCTGTTTTTTTACTTAGTACTTCAGCATTTTCGTCACCGATTTTAATGTCGTGGAATCGTGTCTGAATTTTTCCGTATAAATCCAAAGCAATTTTATCTAAATTCGTGTTCATGTTATATTTATCCAAAGCCTGATGATATGAATATAGGTAAGGGCGGTTCCCATTCTTCATCAACAGCCCAATCGCTGGAAACTCTTATGTGTTCAAACACCGCTGGATCCCATTCTGCCAGCACCTGACTCATGCGCACTACTAACAATAGGGCTGCAACTAGATCATCGTGTTGTCCTTCTTTGGCTGAAAATGTAGTACCTTTGGCAATGAATGTTTTGAGTTCGCTGATTAATGGGCGACTGTTTAATATACATTTTTCTTCTTCGACTAAGAATTTTACCTTGGCACAAGTGCTGATTTTGCTACCATGCGTGGTGTTAAACCCTTTACGGAATTTCTTAACATGCCCTTTTCTATGAGGTTCGGTCATGAAAATTCCAGGGAATGTTTCTTCGCCTAGATTGTTAATAACCACTAGAGCACTTTCACCTACTGTGTTGTTTTCCACACTCCAGTAGATTTGATTGTAACTTTCTCCGCCTATTTCATCACTAATATATTTTAATATATCACGTAATATTTTAACTTGTTCTTGTATGGGTGTGATGTTGTGTTGCCACTCGGCTATCTGTATCATTTCAGGCATTTGGAATACTTCAATAGCACCGTAGTCTCCGCCAGTGCCTAAACTAGGATCATGGGCAACAAGATATACTCTACCAGGTTCAGGTTTCTTCCACCATCGAACTTGCCCCATCTTCCAAGCAGGTTCTCTACCTACCATGTCAATCAATTTTAAACTGTTGATCAATGTTTCGTCAAATACCAAGAACTCGCAACCATATTCTCGACGGAAACGTTCTTCACCGATACGACCCATTTCAACACGTTTCCATTCTTCATCGCGATCCGGATGTTCATGCCATTCAGCACGGAATCCATGAAATCCGTTTAGCCCGGTGCCGTCAGCTTTTTCATTTCCATATTCATCAAATTTGTTCTGGCTTTCTTTCCAGATTATTGCGAATTCATCTTCGTCGCTGTTTGGAGTTGATGTAATGATTGCTCGTCCACCTGTTGCCAGGGTTGGTGAAATTGAGGTCCAAAATTCAGTTGCAATATTGGGTTGAACAAACGCAAACTCATCGCAATAAAGTAAGGATATGGACATACCACGACCGGTATTGCCAGTAGTAGTAGCTGAAACAATTCTTGATCCGTTTTCAAATTCAATACTCCCTTTATTATAATTTACCACACCTGCGCGAACATAGTCTTCACACAGTTCGTATCCGTAACGAATACGTTGCATAATTTCCTGACTGCCTGTATACTTGTGGGCGGCCACTAGAATAGTTTGATCTGGGTGAAACATGGCATACCATAATAGATAACTTGACGCACAAGTGGTCTTACCACTTTGACGCGGTAGCATGTTGATGTTAAACCTATAATCGTGATAAGCGGCAAGCAATCTCTCTTGGTATTCAAAAGGTTCAAATTTTACCTTGCCCTTTACCGGATGCTGAATATGAAAAAAGTTTTTGGCAAAATGTAAATAGCCAGTCTGAGGGTCGGCACACTTCATCAAGTGTTCAACTTGCTCTTCTGTAAACTTTTCTTTAGTGTGCGCTTTTTTGGTTAAGACGCCGTCTAGTGATTTTGCCATATGTTTATTTAATCAAAAAAATAGACCCCGGAGGGTCTATTTGGCACCTTGGACAGGGTGCTAACTGCGACGAAACTTAACCTTTTAACATTTTTGTTAATGCAATAATATCGTTTAATTCTTTGCTTTCATTCATCTGTTCTGGTAAGGTTGGAGTATGGTGGTGTCCTAAACTTCCTTGAATATCATTTTTCATACGCTTTCTTCTATCAGCCGTAAGTTTTCCTTTTGAGTCGCCTTTACTAGAGATACTACCATAACCCCAGTTCTCAGGATCATTGTGA